CCTATGAGCAAGGAGGCAGGCATGGGGCCGGAATAGGGTTGCACTGCATTGCACGTTAGGCCGCTTAAGCTGCCGTGGCGCTGCACGTTAGTGCGAATGGGTGCGCTGGGTGGTGAGCCCTCATCAACCGTTTGCGCATAAAAAAGCCCCGGCATTTCTGCAGGGGCTTTCTGTTTGGTGCTGCAGGGTGAGAAGGCCTGCGATGAAGCATTTGCGAGGCACACTGAGCAATGTGCTGGCCGAATATTCCCTCAGGCGAAGGAATCACAGCATGGGGAAATAGTGCCTCTAGCCGAACGGGAATGCAAGCGTTTTTCTCACGTATTAAGCCCGTATTTACGCAGCATCCTTCCACTGGTACAGCAAGCCAGAAACCGGAGCCAGCGCGGCCTTGTCCATGTCGTTGCAGGCCTGGAAGAAGGCGTCGATGTGTGACTCCCACTCACGGGTCCAGTTCTCGCTGCAGAGGCGCACGCCGTACTCGTCAAAGAGCCAGGCGCGGAAGCACTCAGGGGTTGGCAGCGGGTCGGGCGTCGAACTCTGCCCGCCCTGATGCTGGCGGCGGTACCGGTAGAGCACTCCCCTGGCGACGTAATGCGCCTTCTCGCGCTTGGCCTCGGTCATGCGCGGCAGCTTGGCGGCAGCCATAGCGAATACAAGCTCCTCAGCAATCTCCCGGTGATCGTCGTCGGCCAGTGGCGAGTACATCCAGTGGCCGAAGCACTGCAGGCTGGCCGGCAGCGTACCGATGACCGACTGCACCATGCCGCACAGCGCCTGATCGAGCGCCACGTCGGTGCGGCGGTCCTTCTCGGTCTTCTGGATGCTGGCCTGCAGCATCCCCACCTCGAGGGCGTAGGAGGTAGTCGATTCCCGGCGCTGGTAGTAGGCGTCATGCCAGAGTTGACGCGCGCTGTTCATCTTCATGCTGCTACCTCCCCCTTGAGCATGTTCGGATTCACCGTGTGCCGGCCGACCTCGCCGAACTCCGCGTGATGAATGATGCACTTCATGTTCTGCTGAGCCCGGTAGCCGCCCCATGCGGAGTAGGCATCCTTGGCGGTCAGGGTGTTGAAGGACTCGACGGTAACGCCGCTGTACTCCTTGACGCTCTGGTGGTGCACGTGGCCGATGTACCAGTAGCGAAACTCGGTGCGACCCCATGCCTGTGCCTGATCGGTAGCCATGACGCCGGGGAGGCGGTCAGGCTTGCAGGAGTGGCCGTGGTGCATCCCGATCAGCACCTTACCGTGCTCGTGGTACATGAACGGCGCCGGCGAGGTGTCTATCTGGACACGCGGCTCGTTGGCGTAAATGTGGCTTAGGGCGATGCTCAGCCAGATAGCGCCGGTGTCGTCGTGGTTGCCGATGACGTTGCAGACGCGCACCCGGGCGTGCTTCATCAGTGCGGACTCGATGCACTGCCTCATCACCTTGACGCCGACGCGGATCATCTTCGCGTAGCGCCCGTCGACGTCCAGAATGTGGCCGGAGCGGCTCGTGGTACCTTCCATGTTGTCGGCATGGAACCAGTCGCCGCAGTTGATGATCAGCGCTTGCTCGCAGGCCGGCGCCATATCGACCAGGGCTGCCATTGCGCCACACTGAACGCGCTCGGCAATGGACAGGTCCCAGTCGCTGCCCTGCGTTTCCTCTCCCCATGCACGCATTCCAATGTGGGCGTCGCCAATCGGGTAGGCGGCCAGCAGGTGAGACAGGTAGCTGTTGCCGGCCTTGCGCGGCTCTACCTGCGGCAAGTCCTCGGACATCGCCACGCACGCTTCTCGGATCAGCTCAGCCTGGCGCTCTTGGTCGATTGTGGTCTTGACCCACTGGAGTTTCGGCTTGCCGTCTTCGTCGTACAGGGTGGACGTACCTTTGAGGCGGAAGCCATCTGGCACGCTCTTGGTCATGTCGTGCTCCGGGCTCCACCCTTGGCGAGCCAGGCGCGCCTTGTGGGTGTAGACGTTGCGCTCGTGCAGCCCAAGGATCTGCGCAGCCTCGGCCACAGTGCGGCCGGTCAGCGCAGCCTTGATTTCGTCGTCTGTCGCTTTGCGTGCGGCCATCAGGCTGCCTCCCCTTTAGCCCCAAACCGGGCGATCAAAATGGCGTCGGCCACCGCTTGCCCCTTCCCTTTCAGGTCGAGAATGCGGAGGTCCGGGTAGAGCTGGATTGCGCGGGAACGTGCGGCATCCTTGTCGGCCCCAATGAGGCCCGCTCTTTTCTTCCATGATTGCGGGGTGACCAATGTGTACGGGATGCACGCTCCTTGAAGGATGCCCTCGACCACGCCAGCGGCATGGCCAAAGGTGAACATCGAGGAAACGCCCTGGCCTGGCATGGCGCCTACTTGCTCCAGATATGCGTGCGTCGGCTCGCGGTACTTGTGGTCGCGCAGGAAGGCGGAAATGGCAGCGCCGTTCACGCGGCTTTTGGTGCCGACCTTCACTGTTGGCATGAGGAGGTGCGCAACGTAGCGGTAATCGTTGTGCATCAGGACGACTGCGCCGCTGCAGCCAGGGTCGATTCCGATGATCATCTACCGGCCCTCTCCTTCAGCGCCGCGAGGATCATCGACCGCATGAGGGGACTCATCTTGGCCAGTTCGCTCGATACCCACTGGCGCCACCGATGCAGGCCCATCGACTCGCAGCGCTCGCGCATCTTGTCCGCAGCCTGGCCGGCAAGCTCCTCCGCACGAGCCTTGGCAATCAGGCCGTCCGCTGTTAATCCACGCCTCGCCACAGAGCACTTCATCGCCTAGCCTCGCCTGTACGTCGATTCGAGAGAGCTTCATGCGATCTCCGCCTTCTCTTCGGGAGTGCGGCAGTCGATGGTGTTCTGCTGGCCGAACTCTTGTGGCAGGCGGTCCTCGGCCAACTTCGCGTATCCCTGGATGTCGTGCCAGTTGTCGGCGTAGTTCGGGTCGCCTGAGAGGATGCGCCCCACCTTGTCTGCGATTACCTCGAGCGATTGCTTCTGCACGTCGGTAAGGCGATCCCAGCCGGCCTCGGCGCACATGGTGCGTTTCAGGTTCTGGCAGATCCGGGCGTGGTCGGTGAAGTCGCCGTAACGGCTGCCGCGCTCGGCCAGGGTTTGTGCGAGTTTGTTTGCGTCAGTCATTGCGGCTTCCTTGTGGCTCTGTTGTTTGCGATCAGGGGGAGCTGGCCGGGCTTTAGCGGCCACGGGTGTTCCTTGCGGCAGTCGTGGCAGTACAGGGTCTGCTCAGGGCTGTAGCCGGTGGTCTTGTGGGTGGCGTCTACGGGGCAGGTCTTCATGCGGCGTCCTCGATCCCAAGCAGGCGCCGAACCTGAGCAAGTAGCTCAAGCTCGGTGCCGTAATTCGCCTCCCAGGTCTTTTGCCCGGCATGGATGGCAACGCCGTGGCCGCCTGTTTGGTGATGCGCGCCGCAGAGCGGAATCACCTCGAAGTGGCTGGCCCGCTGGCTCATCCCCTGGCCGGCACGGATGTGATGGCAGGCGGCCGGAGACTCGCCGTAGCCGAGGTTGCGGCAGACGATGCAGCCCAAGGCGGCAACGCGGGACAGGTGAGCGCTTTCGGCCTTGGTCATGCCGCCTCCCCGAACTCGATCTTCATCCGCATGTATTCGGAATCCTCCGGGTGAGGCAGGTAGATGCCGTGCTCGGTAGCCCAGGCGTCGATGCAAGTCATAAAGGCGTGCATCTCGCCCTTGTCGAGCTCGCTGGTATGCTTGAGCTCGTAGCGGTCGGTGATCTCGCCGGTTTTCAGGTTGATGTCCTGGACCAGCTGCTCGCCGAGGAACGTCTGCTTCAGGTTGCGCTTCACGCTGTCCCGGTCCATGGGGGAGCCGGTTGCGAAGGTCGTCTTGCCCATGCTCACAAAGAAGCGGGCAATCTCCTCGCACCACTTGTGGAACAGGGCGTTCTGCGGGAGCGATCGACTGGCGCCGGTGATGGTCACCGTGCAAGGGAAACCCTTTGCACGGATCGCGGCGTTGACCTGGGAGAGCTCACCAATATGCGAGACGCGGATCTTCTCAGCCATTGACGGCCACCTCCTCTTGTGCTCGCTCTGTCCTTTGTCCCAGGACAGCGGACAGCGCCGATACGCAGCGAGCCCTCCAGGCTTCCAGGCTCTGCTGCGTCAGCGTGTCGGTGCCGCTAGCGCACGCACCATGGATCGGGCAGCGGGCGCAATCTGATAGTCCGTCTTTGGCCTTGGGCCGCTCGTCGCAATAGCGCTCTACGTCGGCGAAGGTTGGGTTAGCCATTGCGGCGCGCCTCGCGCTTGTCGTGGTAGTCCTGGCAGGAGATGCAGCGCTCTGCCCACGGAGCGGCGGCGCGACGCTTGGCAGGAATCTCCTCGTCGCAGTCGATGCAGAACTCAGCGCCCTGCCCCTGCAGCTTCTCGCGCACAGCAGCCACGCCGCTGATCTCTGCCAGTACCTGATAGGCTGCCGCCTTGTCGCCCGCTTCGGGACAGGTGCGGCTCTGCTCCAGGGCTTCGGCCATTTCGTTGAAATCAGACATGGGCCGCCCCCTTCAGCAGGGCAATCACTTCACTGGCCGGCATCTTCCCCTCAAGAAATGCCCGCAGCTCGATGTACACGCCGCCATCCTCGGCAATGACCTTGTTGCATTCCTCCAGAAGCAGGCGGGAGGCTTCAGCGATCTGTTTCCAGTGGCCGGCACGGTCCGATTCGGCCTTTAGGAGCATCCCCAGACGCTCACGCCCTTTCGTGCCGTGCACCATGTCGTTCAGGTTGCACTGCTCGGTCAGCCGCTCGCTCTCCGCAATCAGCTCGAGGATCGCGGCAGGGCTAGCGGCAGCGATGAATGAGGCGGCCTCGCGCGTGAAACCCCAATCTTCGTAGTCGGAGACACATTGCGGGCCGTACACGCCGTACATGCGCTGCTTGGCCGAGTGCGACATGCGCCCCTGCGAGTCACGACTCCAGCTCTTGTTCGGCTGCGCCTCAGCCAGTCGCTTCAGTTTGTCGTACTTGCTCATTTACGTGCTCCTACGCCGCGCTGGGTGCTTCCGTCAGCACAGACGACGCGATGGTCATTGCCGCGGGATAGGCCTATGCCGGTCGCGGTGGTTTTTCGTATCTGGTAGCCCTGGCGCTGCAGGAGCTGGATGGCGTGCTGCTGAAGGAAAGTCATGCGGCAGACCTCCCGTAGCGGGACGCAAGAGAAGTCGTCTTGGATGCGGCCTGTGGGCGCTCCTCGGGCTCAGTCCAGCCAGCTGCTAGCTGCTCAAAGCGGCTGTACTGGCCAAGGAATGCAGTGCGGACAGTGCCGGTCTCAATGTCGCGCCCTTTTCCGATGATCACTTCGGCGACACCCTTGTATTCGGTGTCCGGGTTGTAGACCTCGTCGCGGTACACGAACATGATGATGTCCGCGTCCTGCTCAATAGCGCCCGATTCGCGCAGGTCTGAGCAGACGGGCCGCTTGTTCGGCCGCTGCTCGCACTGGCGAGATAGCTGCGAAAGAAGGATCACTGGAACTTGCAGCTCTCTTGCCATTAGCTTGGCGCCGCGGCTCATGGCGCTGACCTCTGTCACACGGTTCTCGCTGCGACCTTCTGACTCAAGAAGCTGCAGGTAGTCGATGACGATCAAGTCGAGGCCATAGCGGCGCTTGTGTCGGCGTGCGGCTGCGCGAACCTGGCTCATGGTCATGCCTGGCCGATCCGACATTTTCAGTCCAGAGTCCTTGAGCTTGCCGGCTGCTGCATTCAAGCGCAGACCGTTCTCGCCATTGGCGCCGCGGCCGCTCTTGATGTCCTGGAGCGGTATCTTTCCCTCGGCCGCAAGGAAACGATCCATCAGCTGACCGTTGCTCATCTCTAGGCTGACGATCAGCACCTGCTTACGCTGCCGGATTGCAACATCAGCCCCGATGTTCATGGCCAGCGTGGTCTTTCCCATGCCAGGGCGGCCGGCGATGATGATTAGCTGCTCTGGCTTCAGGCCTTGCAGTTGCTCGTCAAGATCGCTGATACCGGTGCTCAGTCCGTCCAGCTTTCCGCGAAGCTCTTCGCGACGCTCCAGGACCGGAAGATGCTGCTCCAGAACATCCCAGGCTGACACGATCTCTGCCGATGCAGACTCCGCGTCGACGCTCATCGCCTCGGACTGGATAGCCGCGATCTTGTCCTCGACAGGACGATCACTCGTGCCAATCTCGGTTATCTTGGCGCCGACAGAGAGAATGGCTCGATCAATAGAGCGCTCGCGCACGATGCCCGCATAGTCCTTTGCAGACGCAACGCTAGGCGTATTCTTCACGACCTCGGCGGTATAGCCGAGAGCATGAACGCCATCAGCAAACACGCCGATCTTGTCAGCAACGGTGAAGTAATCGATGGCCTTGCTGTTTGCC